CGGGTGTGTGCTACGACAAGACACCTGCCAACATGCGCGAGATACTGCGGGCGAGCCAGAGCAACTACAAGCTTGACCGTGTGCCTGGACTCGAGTGGCAGGATGACGTGGCCGATGCAGTCGCAGCCGCCATGGTCCAAGGCGCGTCATCCCGCGAGGCAGTCACAGCTGCCACGGCGGGGCGTACCGAGCATCAGCTTCATCTTCGCTGGGCCTGCCAGGACGGCATCGCTCGTGGTGTGCTGCAGCTTCGGGCACAACGCTCTCTCTTCGACTTCGTGGCTGAGGAAGCCGTAGCGGACAACTCTACTGGTCCGTCGCTTCCCCCTCCGCCTCCCGCATCCTGATGACATTTTGTCGTCTGGACCTCGGACCTCGCGTCCATCCCCCCGGACTTTACGTCCACCACAACTGATAAGGAGCCATTCATGGCTATCAAGATTCCCGGTAACGCTTTCAAGGGCGTCAGCTCTTTCGGTTCGTCCGCCCCCGAGGCTGGCTTCTACGCCGTCAACATCGTCAACATCGAGACCAAGCCGGAGGCGAAGCCTGGCACTCGGCGCTTCCACGTCCAGTTCGACAACGGCTTCAAGATGTTCACGTTTGTTCATCTCGCCTTCGACGACAACGGACAGCCTCTCCCTGGCCTGACCGATAACCAGACCCGTGGTCGTATGGCTGGTCTTCGCACCATCCTTGAGTCTCTGGGCTACAGCGCCGAGGACATCGAGAACGCGGATGAGGTCAACGACGCCTGGTTCTTGGCTGGTAAGAACGGCGGTCGTCAGGGCTATGTCGAGTTCATCCCAGGTCAGCGCGGCGTGCAGGGTAGCTACAGCAACATTGAGCAGTGGGTCACCAAGACTCGCTATGAGGCTCTGGTTGCTGCTGGCAAGGACATCAAGCCTGCGGTTGAGGCTGCCCCGGCAGCACCGGCTGCTCCCGTCAACGGAGCACCTACCCCGACGGCTGGCGTGTCTCTGCCTCCGCCCCCGAGTGCTGCGCAGAACATCGTGAGCTAACGCTATGAGTTGAGGTCGGTGCATGTCTTGTCATGTTTACGTGCCCGACTTCTGCTCGGGTCACCACTGCCAAGAGGTCCGGTGGTGGTGACCCTCTTCCCCTGGACCTCGCTGAGACGACGTGAAGTACGACCCACGAGACCATGGTGCCAAGTGTGATGAATGTCCGCTCGGCCCAGGCTCGTCGGGTGTTCTTCGCAAGGACGACTGGCAACCGGTGGGACCTGAGTTCCATCGGGGCGCCGTTGTTCTCGCCGTTGCGGAGTCTCCCGGCCCGGATGAAGTGACCCATGGTAGGCCGCTTGTCGGGCGCAGCGGTGCTGAGTGGAACCATGCCTTGTCCTGCTGCGGTAAGAAGCGGACAGATATTGACCTTGACTGTGTGGTGAGCTGCAAACCTCCTGGCCAGGCATCAGGTGCGTGGCGCAGACTTGACCGGCAGCTTGATAAGCTCAACAAGAAGCGCGCGGTAGATGGCGAGTCCCGTATCCCCCACCCATCAGAGTGCTGCGCTCCCAGGCTGAAGGCTACGGTTGAGCGATACGACGCTGTGCTGACGATGGGACGCACAGCTACTGCCTCAGTCACTGGCAACTCATCGAGCATCTTCGGAAGTAGGGGCGGCCCTCTTCGCATGGACGATGGTAAACGTGCACTACCGACGTTGCATCCTGCCTTTGTGCTTCGCTCACCCAGCTGGCGCAGTGTCTTCCACTCGGATGTAGCCAAGGCCTTCCGCTGGTTCAACGACACGTTGAGGTGGACGGCACCGGATACGTTGTGGCGACCTGACCCTTACGAGCTTCAGCAGTGGCTCGCTCAGCCTGCACCCTTCTGGGCCTACGATGTCGAGACGGATGGCATCGAGCCCATGACTTGTGCGCTTCGTACCTTGGCGATTGCCATCCCTGACCTTGACCCAAGTGGCAAGGCTGCTGATGGATTCGTGCACCAGAACTCGAGGGCCGTGGGTATCAGCTTCCTCTCTGCAGATGGGCACTCCCGATTCTGTGAGCCCGGCGATGAAGCTGCCATCAAAGATATTCTCAGGCGCGCATTCACAGATGGGCGTGTCTGGGTCGGCCACAACGCTGGCAGCTAGGACCGCATGGTCATCGAGCACCACTTCGGCATCACGCCTAAGCCGCTGGTGGACACGCTGTTTCCTGCCAGGTTCCGCGCACCTGACCTGCCCAAGGGACTGAAGACCATCGGCTCCATCCTCACAGATGTAGAGCGGTGGGAGACCACAGAGAAGGGCGATAGCATCGCCACGGGTACGACCGACGATGACGAGCTACTCCGCTACAACATCATCGACACCGTAGTGAATGCACGAATCGTCGTGCCACTCATGAAGGCAGCCGATGAAGCAGGAGCCTTCCGCTCACTACGTGAAGACCTGAAGCCGAAGGGCTGGGAGCCTTCTCGCGCGTGGAATCTCAACGAGGTGGACCACGCAACTCAAGAGATGTGCGTGGACATGCACAAGAACGGCGTGTGGGTAGACCAGGCTCGAAGGCGGGAACTCGTCACTCGCTTCTCTAAGTCCGTACGCCAGCGCGAGAAGCGCATCGACTCGATGGCACCCGGCATCAATCCAGGTAGCTACGACCAGATTCGGGAGCTGTTCTATACTGATTGGTGCCTGAGCATACCGCCTCAGATGGAAGCCAAAGACTTCTACACAGAGACGGGGGCGCCGGGTACAGGTGACAACGTGCTCCGGTCTCACATCGCCAGCGGCAAGCTGACTGAGATGCAAGAGGCATTCGTGCGTGAGCTTCGGCTCTATCGCAGAGAGAAGAACAAGATCCTTGGTACCGTACTCATCCCATTGAACCGTCGAGACATAGACACGAAGAAGGGACTGGTCTGGGAAGACGGGCGCGTCCGTCCCTCATGGAACGCTCACGTTACCAGTGTTGGTCGGCTTAGCTGCAGCGGTCCCAACCTTCAGAACATCGGCAACCGGAAGGGCCAGGGTCCACTCAAGACCATCTTCGCTGCACCCCCCGGACGCATCCTCGTCGGTGCTGACCTGGACCAAGCGCACCTCCGTATCATCGCCAACTACTGGAAGATCCCCCTGCTGATGGAGTGCTTCCTGCAGGGCAAGGACCCGCACAACACACTGGCACACACCACCTTCGGTGACCGCTTCGAGCAAGCCAGTGGGTGGGGTGACGATGGCTTCAGCCTCTACAGCAAGCCAGGGAAGGGTGACGCCAAGTCGATGCGTGACGTGTCCAAGACGCTACGGTACGCCAGTGCTTACGCAGCTGACCCTGCGACTGTATGGCAGGTGCTCACCTCTACTGAGACCGATGACGCTAAGCTGCCCTATGTTGGCATGACCCTTAGAGAGGTCCGTGTCATGCACAACAAGTGGCAGCAGAGCGAGCCGCAGTGGGACGAGGCATGGAACAACATGCTCAACACTTACGGCCACCAGGGCCACATGGAAGAGCCCATCATGGGTAGACGCTCAGGTCCACTGAGTGATGGCAAGAAGCAGGAAGTGGTGAACTTCCCCATCCTTGCAGCCGAGGGTTCCGTGATGCGACTGGCTGAAGCCAATGTCCAAGAGGCATTCCCTCATCAGTTTGCTGGTCCTGGTACTGGCATCATCCATCAGTGCCATGACTCCATCGCGGTGGAGTGCCCGCTGCCTGCTGGGTTCGACCCGATGTGGGCACCCACGAAAGGAGAGGAGCTTCCGCCTGAGATTGAGAAGCTCAGACGCACAATGGAAGAAGCAATGACAATCACCATCCCCGGCTGGCCTGTGTCAATGACGGCAGAGGCAGACGTGGGGCGGACCCTGAAGGATATCTAAGGAGGTATCTATGAACATCAACTGCCCCATAGAAGAAGCAATGAATCCGTCTGGCGGCGAAGAGTGGCTCGCACATCACACGGACTGGGTGGAGGCAAATCACAACCACTGGCCGACGTGGTTCCCCCGGTCTCAATCTGGGATGGGCGCTGCTCTGTGCTCGCGAATCATGGACCACTCACGCACTTGGATCAACAAGACCACAGGTAAGTCTATGGTCGTGACTCACCCGTACTGGCTTACAAGTGACCACCTTAAAGAGTTGTCAGACTTCATGGCGGTGCACCCAAATATCGAAATCGAAATCGATGGTCGAAGCTACTACAACGAGAGTCACACACTCAGCATTAAGTTTACTTGCGAAGGCTCGGTCAAGGGTGACGCGACTAAAGAGACAATCTCTTCATTCGAGCTGGCACTTTGTGGGGCACCGGCCCTTCAATCAGTATCAACGACGGAGATCGTATGAACATCCAATCAAAATCAGCAGCGGACTGGACACATCAGATTCAAAAGGTCTGGACAAACACAAAGAAGAAGAAGCTTCCTTCATGGCTTCCGACCGGTTTCCCCCGCCCCGTCATTGATCACTACACCATCTGGAAAGACAACAAGACGGGTGAGGAAATCATTGTGGGGCACCCCTACAAGATTGATCATGTTGACATGATGACGTTGGCAAAGTTCATTACCCAGAACCCTCGGATTCATGTAGAAATAGATGGCCGGACTCCGTACGACGAAGATGGGTTTACATTCACTGTGACTGTGATGCGTCATCCATTGTCCTGGGACATGTCGTCGTGAGCCAGGCTCGCTACTTTCTCGCGCATGCGCGTCAGGACAATGACTTCGCCATCGATATGTGGACGAAGGAACTGGCGATACAGCTCTCTCAGCCCGGCTGGCCTGCAAAGGTCACGCCGGGTCGGGATGACTACTCAACTCGAAGCGCGGCGCTTGGTGGGTGGAAGGCTTGGTGTGCCGATGTGCCCAAGGGTGAGGACTACCGAGGTGAGCCCATGTTCCACGGCATCGTGGTTCCGGTGTCTGACATCGAAGAAGCTGCGGTGGGTCGCGCCACGGCTAACCTCGTTGAGGGGTTCCTGAACGCAGGTAAGTATGTGTTCGCCTGGTGCCCCCATGACCAGTCACTCTCGCAAGTTACCGGTATCATTGACAACTCTGAAGCCGACAACTGGAAAGCCTGGTCTTTTCTTATCATGGGTTGACACAGTGGTATCCCCGTTGTAGATTCACTTTAGGTCACAACATCTTGTGACATTCTCTGACTGACTCAACTACAGGAGGCCCTCATGGCCAAGAAGAAGACGACTGCTCGACCCCATGTGAGTCGGGTCTTTAGCAACCTCAAGTCCCCGCTCCCCGGTGGCGACGCCTGGTCGGTAGACCTCGCACCCAAGACGTTGTTGGTTGGTAGCAACACCAGCCACAAGAGTAGTGTCATTCAGTCCGTCGAGCTTGCCCTCGCCGGAAGTGCGGATGACATCGTGGGCCGCAGCGCCGTGGCAGATACTGCTCTCCTTCTCACGCTGGCACCCAGTGATGAGCTTGGTATGAGTGCTACTACCTCAGGCGGCGACGTGTACTCCTACAACGTGAAGTACGGTGACAACGGCAAGGTCAAGAAGCCCAACCACATTGGTCCGGGCGCTGCTGTGCTGACACACCGCACAGTCCGCGAGGCGCTCAGTGGCTCAGCCGCTACGGCCAGGAAGGCATTCCTCTCCTGGGCATGCGACGATGCCAGCCTCGAAGATGTGCTCGCTCACATCCCGTCTGAGCTTCACGCCAAGTACCGAGACATCGCGGAGTACATGGGGCGTGACCAGGACCCCGTCGGTACTCTGTT